GCAGTTGCGCCGCAGGCACTTTGCCCGTGCCGTCCAGCCCGGCATAACCCCCCGCCACGCCCTTCTGCGCCGCATTCTCGGGCGTGAAGCCAAGCGCGGCCTGCTTGCCATCCAGCGCCGCCTGCAGCCCGGTGATATGCGCGATGCTGTGGGTGTGGCTCGCCGCCGCGAACAGCGCGGTGGCTGAAGCCGACAGCATCAGGTCCGTGATCGAACCATCCTTCACGGTCCAGATCGCGCCCGATCCGCTGACGACGATCCCGCCCTTGTCGCCGTCGGCCACGCCACCACCGGGCGAGGCGGGCCCCTGGGTGCCGACCGTCGACAGGATGATCCCGCCGGTCGCCGGGAAAGAGAGGATCAGTTCGGTCATGCGAAGCTCACGGCAAATGGTTGCGTGGTGCGGGGTTCAGCGGCCCCTATCCGGCGGCGCAGCTGGAACGTCCCTGCATCGCCAAGAGGCGTGGCAAGGTCGCCCTCGATCCTGATCTCGCAGGCGCGCGTCGCTGCATTGGTGACGGTGACGCTCACCAGCCCGGCCAGTGTGGCGCTGGCATTGATCACATCCACCGTCTCGCCGGTCAGGTCAGCCCCGTCACGGTCATCCGGCCAGGTGAACGCATAGGCCTGATCCGCCCCGCGCGGGATCACCAGCCGGATACCCGCCCCGCTCACATCGACGGCGAAGGGCACGCTACCGCTTTCCTCGCCGCCATTCACCAGCAACAGCCGCGCCGTGCCGAGGCGGCGCTGACCCAGGGGCCATGCGCCCTGCCATGTCAACGCGACCCGCACCTTGCCCGATGCCGGGTCCGGGATCGTCGCCGCCAGCGCGCCTGCCAGTTCTCCGGTCACGTCGACGATGGAGGCGGTGAACCCGGTCAGGTCCAGCGCCGCGCCGGTTTCGTCCGTGGCAACCGTGGTCGCCGCCCAGTCGCCAGAGGCGTTGAGGGTGAGGGTGGAGGGGCAGGTCATCCGATATACCTGCGCCGTTCCATGTAGATTTTCCCGCCACCGATATTGCCCGTGGACCACGAGAAACGTGCGCGCAGCCTTTTCTGCGCGGCGCGCACACACAGCGCCGCCCCGGCTACGTTCGTGGTGTCAGAGCCGTTGACCCCTGTCCGACCTACTGCCCACTCCACGGCATGCCCCACCCGCGCAATACGCGGGCGATTGACAGTCACATGGCCGGACAAATCGGTGTTGCCACTGGATGTCACCCCAACACCAATCGCCGAGCCGTAGGCGGCATCCGTCTCGCGATAGAGGGCGATGTTGAGTGTGGTGGTTGTGCCGCCGCCCACCCGATCCAGCAGGAACCGGTATTCGTATCCGTCCGCAAAATCCGGGCTGTCGACATTCGCCACCGCGCCGGACACCCCGAAGTCGTAGATCAGCCCGGTGTTCGCATCGCCGTTCGTGACCTTGTTATAGGGGTGCCAGTGCGTCTGGTTGACGGGTGCGTTGGCATCGGCCTCGGCGATGGCGAGAACGTTATTCGTCCATGCGTCGGCAAGTTCGGCGGTAATGAACGCCTCGACGGCATCCTCGGTGGGGGCGATTGCGCGATACGTGGTCATCAGATCAACCTGAACCCTTCTGTTCCGTCGAAAAATGTGGGGGTTGCCGTCGCCACAAGGGCGGCGTAGCGGTCACGCTGGGCTTGCGTGGCGGACGAGTAGGCGGGCGTCCCGTTCGGTGCGATCCGGCCATAGCGGGAACCAAAGGCGTAGGCTTGCACCTCCACCTTGACTTCATGGTAAGGCACCGTCTCTGTCCGGCTGATGACCTGCATCAGCTGCACCGTCGCGTTGCCGGTCACGTCTGGGTTGTCCACCGTCGACAGTTGCACCACGTCCATGTTGGCAATCGCCTTGTCGCGGGCGTCCAGCACGATGGGCGTCTTCTTCGGGGCGTTCTCGAAGCGGTTCAGCAGCCGCGACGAGAGGGTCTTGATCGTGGTATCGTCGCCCTGGTCGATCCACCGGGTGAAGATTTTCCGGGTGCGAACCCCGTCGTAAATCTTCTGCGCGCGGGGGTTGATGGTCAGCATCTTGCGCTGGTAGTTCGCTTCGTCCGTCAGGCTCCGCGTCGGGTCGAACCGCTTGGAAAACACTAGCAGCTGCGTGATGCGGTCCTCGTCCCGATCTTCCTGGGGGCCGATGCTGCGCGCGTTCCTATCGGTGAAGGACCAGACGGTTTCCCCATCATCGACGGGTCTGTTCATCTTCAGCCGAAACTTCCCGGCGCGCTCGTCCTCGAATACCGTGATCCCGAGTTCGGCCAGTTCCGCCACCAGCGTCCCCACAGGCGTGGGGGTGCAGATATCGGTGGAAAACTTCCGCGACGGTGCCCAGCGGTCCACTTCGGTCTGCCAGTCGGCGAAGGTGATGTAGCTGGCCGGGGTTTCGGTGAAGTTCAGGATCAGGTCTTTGATCAGGTCATCGGCCCGCACCAGGTCCGCGACGTAGTTCTGTTGAACCGTGTCGCCGATGCTGTGTGCCGCCGCCGTGGTGCCTCGCTGCCCCCGGACAACCGTGAAGGTATCCGTTACCCGCGTGAAGGACATGACTTCGGAGCCGATGGTCAGCCTGCCCGACGCCGCGTAACCAGCACCAAGACCGGTATCGACGCTGAACGTCGTGGCGACGTTGGTCATGTCCGCGATCAGCACCCCTTCCGAGGGCTTTGGGCAGAGCGACTTTTTCTCGTCCATCAGGTCGGTGACGCCCAGGGCTTCAACCTTGACCTCGCCCCGGTTCGGGCCGTCCATTTCGGTCAGCAGGTAGTTGTAGGTGGATACGTCGGTCAGGGCGTTGTTGACGATCAGCGCGCGCTTAAGCCGCACAGCCGCCTTGGCATAGTTCGGCCAGCGGGCGCGCAGCTTCGCAAGGTAGGTGCCCCGCGTTTCAGGGAGATACCCCGGTTCATCGGTCTGCGCCGTGCCGTCAGCCCGCTGCGAACGATAGGGGTCGACCCCTACGTCATTGTGCGTCCGGTCGACCAGCGTGAAGGCCAGCGACGTGCGCTTGCCCAACTGCCCATAACGGGGGTCGGAACCGGCGATGTTCACCGTGGCGCTGCTTTGCTGGACGCCTTTCAACATCGCCAACGCTGTCACGCCGGGCGGGATCGGAACGCCGATCTTTGAGAACGAAAGCGTGGCTGGGGTTCCTGCGAGGAAATTGTCGAGGTCCTGACAGGTCCGCTTGGTCTTGTAGCACTTGCGGACGCCTGTCGTGCCGAGAACAGCCGCGCATGGAGCAACGCCGTAGTCGTGGCTGCACTGCGGCATGTCGATCTCGACCCACTCGAAGACTTCCCGGCTCATGGGGTGCGCTCCACGTAGGCTTCCATGCTCATATCCAGCCCGGTCCAGTAGCCTCCGGCCCTGATCGGCGCGCCCAGCCGCGCACCCTCGGTAGCCCAGCAATAGGCCGCGTCGGTCGGGAAGATGCTGGGCGCGCTGGCCCAGACGAAGGGATTGCCCTCGTTGTAGTGCGTCCTGAACGCTGCCAGGTCATCGCGGGCAAAGGTGAAGGGCACGTCCATGAAGGAAGGGTTGAGCCGCGCCCCAGTGCGCTCAATCGCTTGTCCTTGGAAGTGGCCGCGCCGGGTGGTGCCAGCGGCTTTTACGATCTCCGCCGCCGCCCAGATCGGTTCATAATCCGGCTTCACGCCGCCGGGGATAACCAGACGCGGGCCAATCCAGCTCACCCCGATTTGCGCGACCGCCCCGCTGATCTGGATGCCCCAGCCGGTAGCCGAACGGGCGGGCCAGATGAAGCCGAACGGCAGGTTGTCTGGTGGGGCGTAGCTGGCCTGCGTCTGCCAGATCGCACCATCAAAATACTGGACGGTCAGGGTCGCCCCGGCGGTCCCGAGGGTGTGTGCCGCGAAGAAAGCCCCGTCCGCCGGTTGCGCCCCGCCGAAGGTGGCGCACAACGTCTCCGGCACCGTGGCGGGCTGCCAGAATGTGTCGGTATCCCCGGAATAGGCGTTCAGGCGCGGGGTAGCAGTCGGAAGCCCGGCGCTGGCAACAGTGCCCTCGGCCAGGAGGTTGCGATAGAACACGCAAGGCTGCGCGTTCGCCTCGATGTAGGCGGGATCGGTCGATGCGGTAACTTGCAGCGTCATGCGAAGCGTATCCCGGAGAAGCTGGTCATGCCGCGCGCCTTGGCGGCACCGAACACGCCTTCGAAAATCTGGTCCCACATCGTCGCGGTCAGGAGCGCGTTTGGGTCGACGTTGACCGTCAGTTCAGAGGAGCGTTGCACTGTGGCCGCCGTCGCGCCTTGGGCCACTGTCCTGCCACCGGAGCCGCCGCCGATGCCACCAGCCTGACGAATGCCCATCACGCCCTTGAGGCCCGCCGCCAGAACTGAGGCGTAAGCCGCGAACCGGCCCGCCAAGGTCAGTCCGGGGGTGTTCAGCGCCTTGATAGCCGCGCCGTAGGCGTTGACCGTGCCCTCGACCGCCTGGAAGGTGGCGGCGATCTTCGCCATGCGCTGCCCGCCCGCCTGAGCCACGCTGGCCAGCGCACCGAACAAGTTCGCGGTGTCACCGAGGCGCTGTTGCTGGGCCTCCGCGTCAATCTCGGCAATGCGGCGCTGGTATTCCTCATGCAGCGCGATCATCGCCGCGTCGTGTTCCTGTTTGCCGAGGATTTCCTGCGCCCGGCGGTCCTGAAGGATGGCCAGGTTTTCCTGATACCACTGGTCCTCGGTTTCCCGCTGGGTCTTGAGGTTCTCAACCAAGGCTTGCAGGTTTTCGGCAAAGGGATCGGAACCACCGCCACCACCGCCGCCCCCGCCGCCGCCCGTGTTCATCCACGGCTGGTCCGGCATGTTCGTCCGCGACCCTGCCACGGTGGGGCGTTGACTGCCGCGCCCATCGTCTCCGGTGCGCGCGAGGTTGCCAGGCGCGACCGCAGCCGCCTTCGCCGATGCGACTTCCCAGAGCTTCGACGCCAGATCGGCAACCGCGCCATAAGCATTTGACGCCGCCGACCCGATCCCGGATACCGCCGCCGCCGCCGCATCCGCAGCACTAGCCGCCAACCGCAGAAGCGCCGCCATCTGGTCGGTCTTGGCGTTGGCCTCTGCCGCTTTCGGCACAATCCGGGCAACAGCGTCATAGGCCGCTTGAAGCGGGGGCGGAAGTTGCCCGGTCTTGTTCCGCGCATCGTCCAGCGCCCGCATCAGGCGGGATGCAGCCGCGACCTGCGCCTCAAGCCCCTGCGCCTTCTCCAGATCGCCCAAGGCGCGCTCTACGGCCCGGGCCTGCGACCGCAGAAGATCGTAGTCGTCAATCAACTGCCGTGTCGATGTTCCGTCGGCCAAGGCCTCCCGAGCAGTAACGGTCTGCAGGAGGCTATTTGTCACCTGGTCGATGGATTGCTTGATCGCGTCCATCGCGTTGAGCTGGTCAGCCGCTGCAATAGCCGCCAGCGCACGTTGCGCCTCTTCGGCCATGCGCCCGTATTTCTCGACCAGCTGCTCCATTGGGGCAGCGGCGGCGGCGGCAGAGGACGTGAAGGTGTCCACCGCCCCGCTCATGTTCTCCAGAGTGTCGGCCAGGGCCTTGCCTTCGTCACCCGCGCCCGTAAACGCAGACGCCAGCAAAGGCAGCGCCACGCTCGCCAGAACACCGGCGGCAATGCCGACCGTCCCGAACCCCATCGCCATGTCCGGCAACTGGATCGCCAGTGCCTGCACGATGTTCCCCGTCGCGCTGGCCTGTTGGGCCACCTGCGAAAGCTGCATCGCCATCATGCGGGAGTTGTTGCCCGCGAGCATCGAACCCTTCGCGACGCCGCTAAGCGCCGGAGTCATCTTGCGCGATGCGGCCCCAAGGTCGGTGGCGGCATTCTCGGCCCGCTGGGCGGCAAGGGTCAGATCATCCAGATCATCCACCGCCTTGATGGCAGTCTTGCTTTCGATCTGGATGCCTAGCTGGGCAATATCAGCCATGCTTCATCGCTTTCAGGGTGCCAGAGGTCATCGGCGGAAGGGATTGCCGGTCTTCTGAGGGCTTGCTGTAGAAGTCCATCAGCGCCGCGTCGGCGGCACGGATCGCAGCGTTGAAGTCGTCCGCCTCAACCGGGTTCACGGGATAGGCCCGGATGGCGCTGGCGGGGATTGGCCCTTCGGCGAAGTGGCGCTCGGTCCTGAGTTCCCAGAAGGCCCCGACCCATGCGTCAAGGCCGGGCAGGACGCTGGGAGGGATCAGGTAAGCCGGGATCGGCGCGCCGCGTTCGGTGAGGGTCTTGCGGTAGGTGTCTGCGGTTGCCCCGTGCTGCGCTTGCCACAGCACGAGGCCCGTCAGTTTTTTGCAAGCGCCTCACGCCTGGCGATGGTGGTCGCGTCCACGATCCGGGCAGCGTGTTCGATCCAGCCGACAAGCCGCCCGTTTTCCGGGATGGCCGCCAGCCTGGCCACATCCTCCGCCTTCAGCTTCTTGTCGCCGTCGGTCAGGCCGTCCACGTCCACCAGAAGATCGGCAATGAGGGCGCGGCCAAGCGCGTCCAGGCCCTCGGCATTGGGCTTCCCGTCTGCCCCGACCTGTTCCGCAGGCAGACCACGTTCCCGCGCCGCATGGGCCTCCCTGACGGCCTTGCAGCCGGTGAAGCCCCGCACCTTGATGCGGATGTCTTGCAGCGCGGGGATGTCTTCCTTGCCGATCCAACGGCCATCATCGACCGAGGCCCGGTCGATGGTGATTTCCCGGATATCCATCAGACGATGTTCGAGTTGACGCTGATCGTGAAGTTGCGCTTGGAAGCGTCGTTCGCGCCCCCGCCCGCACGTTGGCGCGAACCGACCATGCCGATGAAGTATTCGGTCACGCCGTCAGAGTGGGCCACGCGGAAGGCGTAGTTGCTCTTGGACTTCTGCGCCGCGATCAGCGCCAGCTGGCCGGGGTCCGATGGGTAGCTGACGAAGGAGCATTCCATGTCGCCCGCGTCGTTGGTGCCCTTGATCTTGACCATGCGGCCTTGGTTGATCAGCGCGGTCGAGATAACTTCGGCGGTGTCGCCGAGCGCGCCCATCGTCTCCCAGCCGTCGATCAGGGTCCACGATTGGCCAGAGAAGTCACTCGCGACAAAATCCGTCGCCCTTGCAGCGAGAACACCGCCGATTGCGATGGTCGAGCCTGCGATTGCCACCATATCGGGCATGGTTGTATTCCTTCAGATGATGCGCTTGCCCAAGGCGCGGGTGGGCTACTTCAGAACCTCGAAGGGGATCAGGACCGGCGTCCGCCAGAAGCCCCCGTCAAGAAAGCCGTCGCGGATGCTCGGCTCGGTCGTCACGCGGACGATGCCTTCCGTCGTGGTGAGCTTCAGGTCGACGGGGAAATGCGCGGCGACCGCATCGGCCAGCCCGTCACCCTCCCCGCTTCCGTTGTTCGGGCGGCTGGCGACCGTAATCACCAGCGACCCGGATTTGCGCGATGCCCCCCGGATCGTCATGCGCTGATTGGGCGCGGTCACGATTTCGGCTTGCAGGTATCGTTCGCCTGTCGGCTTGAAATCCTTGTTCGGCCAGGCGACCGGGATCGCCGGGCTGAATGTCAGAGCGGCGACGCGGGCCTTGAGTGCTGCGTCGATTGCGGCGGCCATGTCTTAGGCCGAGCGCCCGATCAGCCAAATCTGGTAGGTCGCCGAAGCGCCCGACGAGTTGGCAATGCGGAGAATGTCGCCGGTCGACGCGACCACGGCGCAGATGCCAGCAGCGTTTTCGCTGTTCCACTCCAGGAACACATGACCGGGCCGCATCGGGCCGACCGTGGGGGTTGTGCCGCCCAGATAGCCGGTGACGGGGTTGGTGCCCACGCCCAGCGTCAGGTTGGTCGTGTTGGCCGCACCCGAGCGGGGCGCGTTCACGATCAGGATGCCGGTCAACTCAAGGAAGTTGACGGTCTGCCCGAAGGCGTTGGTCAGGACGCCGTTCAGGTCGAGGTCATCGTTGGAGGCCGAGGCAACGGTGCGCTCGTCCGTCCAGATGATATCGGCCTGGTTTGCGCCGGTGCCGTCGGTGGTGTCGTAGCGAATGTCGATGGTGGGGTTGCTGGAAGGCGCGCCGAAGTCAGACGTGCCGGTGAGCGCAGCGGAAAGCCCCAGCCGGAGCGAGGTTGTCAGAGCCATTGTAGTCTCCTGGTCAGAGGTTTCGGACGAGTTCCGCGTTTCGGGCCACGATGGCCTGCCATTGCTGCGCGGCGTTCAGCATATAGAAATTCGCGGGCGTCTTGCTGGTCCCGTATTCCATGAAGCGAGCGTAGTTCGCGGTCCATCCGGCGAAGATCGTGTCACCTATCTCGGCCCCGGCCACCGCCATGACGTAGGCATCAGCCCCGCCACCCACAGTCGATCCGTTCAGCGATGCGATCAGCGAGTTGCGCAGAAAGCCCGTGTCCACCGGCATCCTCCCGCCCTGCGCCTTAGGCGTTTGGGCGATGCTGAATACTTCCTGCGCCGACTGCTTGATTACGGCCTCGATCTTTTCCTCTGTTCGGTCGGCAAAAGCCTTGATCTGCGCCGTGAACGTGGTCATCTCGCTACCATAGGAGGAACCCCATGCGCCTTGCTCTACTCGCCTTGCCGTTGCTTGCCGCCTGCGTTCAGGCCCCGACAGACCGGGGCGCGGTCACTGCCTTCAATGGTCAAACCGTGACAATCCGCAGCGGCGGGGATTTCAGCCTCGCCAATGCTGGGGTCGGCTTCAAGCCGACCCCGGCTGTTGTGACGCAGGCGCAGGAAGTCTGCCCCGGCGCGAAGTTCGCATCCGGGACCGGGGTGGAAGGCAGCGCCTGGTTGGTGGATTACCTGTTCATCTGCCCCTGAACGGGGCGAAGTAGTCGACCTTGATCTCGTAGAAGCATCTGCAGCCAATCGTCTCGCTGGCAGGTGCGCCGCGCGACGTGTCGTGCGGATACATCATTTGCGCCCCGGTGAGCGGCGACGTGAAGGCCGCGTCAATCCCAACTTCCTCGCCGTTCAGGGCCATGTGGCTGTCCCTCGTCCGGTCGTCGCCGGTTGCGCGCCAGACCTTCTTGACCGCCGACCGCTGCACCTTGCCGCTGTCGATCAATTGGCGAATGCCTTCCTCTTTCCCCGCGTTCAGGCTGGCAAGCGTCTCGGTGCGCGCGATGGTTTCGCCGCGAAGCTGCAAGAGCCGATCCTTGTATCGCCCGGTGATCGCATCCACGTCGGCCCGACCCATTGGCCTGCCCTCACGGATCGCCTTCATCACTAGCCGGTCAAACCGCTTGTCTCGCCGTGCCCGCGCCAGGTAGTTCCGCAGCATCGCAGGGTCGCCGCTCAGAAGCTCGGCCCGCGCGCGGATCACGGCGTCGGTCTGCGCCGCGTTTAGGCCCAGGATGCCGCCCTCGCGCATTCCCGTGGCCCGGTTCAGCCTGCCGACGATATCCAGCGCCGTAGCGCGGGGGTTGCGGCCTTCCGTCATGCCAGCGTCAAGCACCAGCCTCACGGCGTCCTTCGTGTCCTCTACGATGCCCTCGATCAGGTTGCCGCTATGGTCCCTTAGCCACCGCTCCGCGCGCGGGTTACGCGCATCGAAGCGGCTAATGACTTTCCCCCGGTGTCCGGGTCTGGCAAGACCGGCAACCCGGACAATGCCCGGATACCCCCTTCGATATAAGCGCCCTGAATGGCACGGTCGAGAGGCGCGAAGAGCACCGGATCAAGGTTCAGCACCGCGATGAGGCGTTGAGCATCGCCACGCTCCAGCGCGTCGATCACCAGCGACAGTTGCGCCTCGGACCGGATATCCGCGATGGACCGCAGGAACGCTTCCCGGATGACAGGCTCAAGCGCGTCGATCTGGCGCTGCAGGTCGGCGGGAATGCGGGCCATACGCCTAGCCCTCCAATTCGATGTCGTAGAGAAGATCAACCCCGCCGGGCGCGAGCGGCTTCACCACGGCGATGCGGTGCCAGGTATCCCTGACCTTCACGCGCCAGCCCTTCTGCGGCACGGCACCATTGCCCTTGATCGTCAGCACCCGCGTCGTCCCCGTCACCATCCCGGTAGCATCGCGCCGCGTGATATTGTCGTCAATGACGGTAATCTGACCAACGGTGGCATACTCCGCCCCGCCTTCCGGCCCGTCCGTCTCGCATTGCCGTTCCAGCGAGGCCGTGAAGCCGACCGAGGCGATGGCTTCGGCCACCTCTGCCGCGATGGCGGTCCAATTCTCGCTCATACCCGGAACACCTGCACCCGGCCCGCACCGCCGATCAGGGGCGCAAGGGCGCGGTCAACCGCCGTAATGGTCAGCGTCATGTCGTTCGCGCTGGCCGAAGCCCGCAGCGGTGTCCACTTGATGCCCTTCACCTCGGTCAGCACCTTGGCCGTCCCCGGCGTCACGTCGGGCGAAAGGCTGCCCGGTGTCACCAGTTCCCGCAGTGCCGCCTCGCAGGTCGCGTTCAGCACTTCAACCGGGATCGTATCGTAATCCAGCACCGTGCCGTCGCGGTCGGAAGCCTCCACGCGGGGCCAGTCCAGCGCCTGCCCGCGAAGCTTCCACCGGATGCCCGGCCACAGGTCGCCGTAACGACCGTCAATCCATTGGGTCGCCCGGATCAGCGCAGCCTCTTTCAGCGTGTCGCTTCCGGTCCACGTCGCATTGCCGCGCGCCGTGTGATAGGACGCAGCCTCGACCAGCGAGGCATAGCTGTTGGCCGTCAGGTCGCCGGGAGTGGTGATCAGGGCCATGCGGATACCTCGTTAGAAGAAGGGGCGACCGAAGCCGCCCCGTCAGCTGGATTAGCCGAGCAGGGTCGCGACGTGGGCTTCGTTCGGAGCCGCAACACCCCAAACCGCCGCGATCTCGTAGTAGACCTGACGGTATTGCCGATACACGGCGACCTCGAAGGTCAGGCCGCTGATCGGGTCGGTGATCGTGGTCCGGTCGTCAGCCATATCGCCACCATTCGGCAGGGCAGGCAGGCGCTGCGCCAAGAGCAGAGCCTGACGGGCGAAGCCGAAGTTTCCGGTGTAGTTGTTGCCGATGGTCATGGCGTTCGAGTTCGGGATCGCCACCAGGTTGCCCGGTTTGTTGATCACGATGGTGCCGGGGGCGGCAACGCCGGTCTTGACGACATACTTGTTGGCCGAGTCCACCGCGAATGTCACGATATCGCCCGGGACCACAGTGCCGGAGCCGGTGATCAGGGGGATGGACGTGGTGCCGATGGCGAACGGGCCGCCAGCAGATGCGGTATAGGACGTGCCGGTGCCCTTGGTGTGCAAGGTGATGCCCGCCGAGTTGCGCAGGGCGAAGCCTTGCAGACGGTCGGTCATGCCCTCGCGCAGCATGTCGCTGGAACCAGCTTCGTTCACCTTGAACAGCACGTTCTGCTTGCCGCGCAGGTTGGCCCAGGTGGCCGAGTTCCCGACGAATTGCAGGTCGCTGGTCGGTGCGCCGTTGTCCTCAAGGATCTTACGCAGTTGCGCGATGTCCGAGAGGTCGCCAGCGGTGCCGAATGGCGTGGTGCCTGCGGTGCCGTAAGCGCGCGAGGCGCTGGCCTTCGCCAGGACGGCGAGGTCAACTTCGATCTCGTTCACCAGCTTGCGCATCCCTTCCGCGAACTGGTCGCGGATGATGTTGCGGCCCTGCGGGGTGTCGCCGGTGCCCATCGCGCGCATTTCCTCGCCGTTCCAGCGGATCGGCACGGCGCGGGCTTTGGTCATGGTCACGTCGACATAGGTCGGCGTCGCGTCGCCCGCGTTCGGCGCGGTGACGGCAGGCGTGATGTCCTGCGCAGCCGCGACGGCAGCGATGGGCGAGCGAACGGTCTGGCCGACCGCAGCACGAGTCGCACCGCTGTCACGGGTGACGGCGGGGATGAAGCCGACCATCTCGCGCGAGACGACGTTCAGCGCCTCGTAGAGCGTCGGGATCAGGTTGGTGAGGGTGTTTGCCATCGTGAATGTCTCCTAGCGATGGGGTTGAGATTGTCCGGCCCCCATCGGAGGGCGGGCGTTCAGTCCGTCAGGGTCGTTCCGTCTTTCATGGCCGCCGCCTTCCCGGCTGCGTCCAATGCCTCGAAGGCCGAGCGGGACATGCTCTTGGCTCCCGCGCCGCCTTGGCTCCCCGGAGGCTTCCCGCCCCCGCCCGCACCTGCGTCTTTGACGAGATACGGCATCGATTTGGCCAGTTCCTTGGCGAGGTCGCCGAGGGTGGCACCATGATCCGCGCCGGTGCCGATCATCGGCTTGCCGTCTGCGGTCATGATCTTGGGCGACCCGTCATCGGCAAAACCGATGCGCGAGGCCGCGAATGTCGAGAGCATGTCCAATCCCTCGGGGATCACCCCGGCCTTGGCCAGCTCGGCGCGCAGTTCGGCGTTGGCCGTCTTGCGCATCAACTTGTCCAGCCGCGAGTCCCGGTCGGCCAGTTCCGCCTTGTGCTGCGTCGTCAGCGCGTCCAGCTTGGCCTGAGCTTCCTCGCCTCCCTTGCCGCCCTTGGCCGCAGCGGCCTCCAGATCGCCGATCTTCTTTGCCAGTTCATCCGGCTTGCCCAGCTTGGCATAGGCCCCGGCATTGGCGCGCTCAGTCTGAAGCGCCGTCTTGAGGCCGGTCAAATCCTCCACCGGCATCAGTTTCGTGAGGTCCAGCTTGTGCTTGCCGTCGACGGTGGTGACGAGGGCCTTATGCGTTTCCGGCAGCTGGGCCAGGTCCGCGATTTCGATTTCCATTGTTCAGCATCCCGCTGTTGTTGGGCGTCCCGCCCGTTGCGCCCATGAGGGCATCCGTCTCGTCGCCGCGTCCTGCGGCGTCGTCTTCCTCGATCCGGTCGAGTTCTTCGTCCGGGGTAATCTCGCTGCGAATGGCGCCGCGCCGGGCCAGTTCGGTGATGAACGTCTCCCGGCTTAGGCTGCCATCCTTCACGGCGGCCAGAAGCGCCGTGATCTCCTGCGCCGTCATGAACGACACGCCGAAGTCCTTGTTGACCGTGACGGCGGGGCTTTGGTCCGTGCCGCCATAAAGCGCCATCCAGTGCAGGGCCTGCTCAAGCGCGTCCTGCAAGGCGTCCGCGACCATCGCTAGCTGCGAGGTCTCCTTGTTCGCGTCCAGCGCCTCGCCCGTGGCCGATTGCGCCGATGGGCGGGCTGTCAGCAGTTGCAGCCCGAACGCCTCCATCTGGAATTCGAGGTCTTTCAGGTCCTGCCGACCAGCCTCGATGGCCTTGCCTGTGTGTTCAACCCATTGCAGCTTGGCATTTGCGTCCGACGCGATGACCGCGGTATTCGTGCCGATGGTGATCGGCTCCTGGTCGCTCAACCCTGCACCGAACAGGATCGGCACCCGCGCATAGTGCAGGATATTCCGCTGGTCGGACTGGGACTGCCAGTGCGCGATGTTCACGTCCGCCAGATCGTCCAGCAGCGGCTCGCCGGTGAAGAAGCCCGTCCGGTTGGCGTAGACCGGGACCACGGTGATCTCCGTCAGGGCCGGGTTGATGAACGGCTCCTCGTGCAGAACCCACTCCGCGCCCTTCTCGGCCTTGCGGTAGAGGCGGGTCTGAACGCCGCCGGGCAGCAGGTCCAGCACCCGCACCTGCTCGATAGTCTTGTTGGCGAATTCGTCCTTCGGGTCCGGCTCTGTCACGCATTCGGCGAGGCGCAGTTGCGTCAGGATGATGACGTTGTTCACCGTCTCCGCCCGCCAGCCCAGCACATCCTCAACCCGCAGCGCGACCATGAACGGGCGGAGGTTCGCGGCTTGGGCCTGCGCCTGCGTGACGGTTCCCTCGCGGCGGGGGGCGTCAACCATGATGTAGCTGATGCCCGGCCCGGACAGCGCGTCTTCCAGCACCTGCCGCGCGAAGGTGGACAGGTCGCGGCCCTGCATGTCAATGTTCTCGGCCCAATCCGTCAGCCTGCTGTCACCCTCGGTGATCTCGACCGGCTTCGAGAAAACCCGGCCCGTCATGTCCTTGACCGTCTTGCGGTAGCCGTTGAACAACCAAGACGAATTGAGCCGCGACCGATAGGCTTCCAGGCTTTCCTTGGCGAACTTCGGCAGGAACACCTCCGCCTGCGCGCGCATTGCGGTTGTGCCGCCCATCAGCGCGCGCCCTTTCTGCGCGGCGGCCAGCATTTGCGCGCTGGCGGCGGATCGTTTGGCGACGGCTTCGGTCATAGGAGCAGTTCCCTCGTCTTGACCCTACCGGCGGCCTGGATCAGCGGGGCCAGCGCATAGCGGCCCGCGTCGATGTAGTGGTTGTCCGCGTCCTCGATCTCCGGCAGGATGTCGCCCGCCTTGTTGACCTTGTAGCGGTAGATCGAATGCTCTTTCCGCGCCGGTTCCGCTTCCGGGTGGATCACGATCCGGTCGAATGACCGCATGAATGCAACACCATCCTCGATGGATCCTTTCCACTTCTCCACCCCGGTGATCCGGGGCAAGCCGTGGCGGCTCAGGTAGCTGATCGACTCCGGCCTTGCGCTGTCCGCCCGGATGACGTGCTTCTCGATGCCGGGCAGGTTGTCGGTGGCGAACTTCGCCGTCTGGTCCAGCTCAAGCCCGACACGACCCGCCGCCCGACGATAGTAGAGCGAACGGCCATTAACCCACTTCTCGACAAAGGTTGTCGGGTCTTGGGCAAAGCCAAAGTCGCAGCCGTAGTATGGGCCATCCCAGCCCGCATCCGGCTCGAATTCCTCGGTCACATACTTCCCGGCGAAGACGATCCGGTCAGACAGGATGTTATAGGAGCCGTGCCAGACGTGCTCGAAGATTGCCCAGTCGTTCGGGTTGCCCCGCGCCCGGTCTCTGTCCCTCGTGTATTCCCGCCAACCCGTGTCAGACACAAACGGGTTGTCGGTGATGTTGACCGTGACGCAGATGAAGTCCGGGTCGCCCTCGTTCTTGCGGAAGAATTCGTCGACCGGATCGCCCTCGTCTTCTGGGTTCCACCCGAAATGCAACTCCGATCCCCGCTTCCGCAGCGTCGGCGTTAGAAGCCGCAGCGATCTGGCGCTGATCTGGTTCGCCTCGTCGACAAGGGCGATGTCGAAATCTTCCAGGCCCTTCACGCTATCTGCGGTGTGGTCCTGCATCCCGGTGAAGTGCATCAGGCCCGGGCCTTTCCGGTGGAAGATGCCTTCCCGCTGCACGTCAAACAGATGCCCGACGCCAAGCCCCTCGATCTTCGCCTCGACCAGTTCCTTGACCGAGTAGCGCAGCGACCGCTGCACCTCCCGGATGCCGACCACCTTCAACCTTGGCTCTGCGGCCATCCGGGCCACGACCTGCTCGACGAAGAAATGCGACTTGCCCCCGGAGCGCCCGCCCTTAGCGCCCTTGTAACGTCGGGGCGACAGAAGCGGCACCGCCCATCGCGGCACCTTGGTCCGCAGGATCATTCGCGCTTGGGAGGGTCGATGACGACGTGCTGGACCGTATGGATTGGGCCGTCATCTGCGCCGGTGATCTGCATCGCCTGGAAGGGCTTGCCGTAGCCTCGATCAAGGATTGCGGTCGCCGCTGACACGCGGGCCGCGTCGCTCTCGCCGGATTGAGCCACATTGACCAGAACCTGCAACGCCATCGCCGCATGTTCCTTCGCCATTTCGGCCAACTCGCGCTTTGCCTTCGATACCGCGCCCGGCTTTCGACCAGCGCCGGGGCGCTTTCCGCCTACCTGCGCCATGACTGAAATCCCTGATTGTTTGGCCGCTCACCGATCCCGCGCGTCGGGGCGGTAGGTGTCACCGATGCCGTCATTGTCGGTGTCGATGTAGCCCGAGGCGCCGCCGGTCTTGCCAGCGATGGCGGGGCAGCCGCGCTCATAGGCGAGGTAGCCGCCGTGGTCGACGACGACACAGTCGGCATGGGCGATGGAGCCGCAGAGGATTGCGGCCAGTGCGATGATAGCTTTCATGCGTTCGTCACCGCCCGCTTTCGCGGTGGTGCCTCGTGGTTGGGGGTGGGGAAATGCGAAGCGCCCGCTCATTTCTGGCGGGCGCACTTATCCGAGCGTGAAAATGGCAGGTTTGCGAGCCGGTGTCAACGGGTAGCGGTTTCCTCAGGTAACTCAGCCAGCATTTGCGCGATGGCGGCGCCTATCTCGTCGGCGCGATCAGCCGGGAGCCATAGCTCAACGCGAACGAGACCGGCTTTCCGCCGGTCCCTTTCAAGGCGCTTGCGTTCTGCGGCTGTCATGCAATGCGGGCCGATACGGCGGCGATCAGATCGGCGGCGGTAATGCCGGGCACGAAGGCGTTGTTCAGCATGTCGGCGATGTTCGAGCCATCGGCGGCGGGGTGCGCAACTTCCAGCGCAGATTGTGCTTCGTTCATCGCGGCGAGTTCTTCGGTCGTGAAATCTTCGGTGTTGCTTTCGGTCCAGCGGGTCATCTCGGTATCTCCTGTCTGGGTTTCCCCGTTTCCATGTCCTCAATATGTCACGCGTGACATAGGCTGTCAACAAGAAAAGTCACGCGTGACGAATTATTTTTCGACCCCGGCGGCGCGCAGCATCTCGGTCGCGGCCCGTTTCCGCAACGCCAGTATCTCGGACCGATGCAGGCCGGTCATGCGGATGACGGTGCCGAGAGACGCGCCGTCGGCCATCCGCCAGATGGCGCGCTTGTGCCGGTGGGGTGACCCCCCGATGATCAGCGCCCTGTCGTGCCATAGGCTCAGGACGGCCTCGGCGCGCGTCACCTCGGCGGCGGATGGGACCGGCGGTTCGGGATCCTCCTGCGGAACCTCGTCGAGCGCGCCTTGCAGGTATGCCATCTGACGCTGCCACGCGGTTATCTCGTCAGGCGTCTCGGGCCATGATCCGCGCTCGGGGAAGCCGGATCGCGGCGGGGCGTCCCACGACCGGGAGACGGCGGCTGCCTCGCGGAGCAATTCCCACATGGCGGTCCACGCCTCGGGTGTGTCGTGGTCGCGGTGGTTTTCGGCTGCGAGCGTGACGCCGTGCAGCAGCGCCCTGCGCCAGTCGAAATGCCTGATCATGAGCGTCATCCCTGCCTCCTCTCGATGATGATCCAGACGGCGGTTTGCCCCCGCCTGACGGAGCGGGCCAGCCCCTGCCCGCGCAGCTGCCGCAGGGCCTTGGCGACCAGGTTCTCGGTCTCCCGGGTAGCCTCGCGCATTTCGGCGGAGGTTGCCGGGCCGCTGGCGAGCATGGCCATGATCTGCCGGGCGAGGGCGTCGCAGCGCTGTTTCGCAGCGGCGCTGCGCTTTTCGTTGGCGTCCGATCCCGAGGCGCTGGCGGATGTGAAGCCCCATGTGCGGCGGGCGCGCTCCCGAATGAGCTTGGCGTCGTCGTCGTGGGTCATCTTCGGCGAGAGCGTGACCGGCGCGGGCTTGGGCGGTATGGGGGCGCGGATGCAGACGGTGCGGGCTTGGGATGGTTCGATGGTCATGCCGCGTCACCGAACCGCTTCGCCTCAACCGAAACCGGGCCGTGGTGGGGCGTGTCGTCCCGGAAGGCTTCCTTAGCCGCCTCATGCTTGGCCTTGGCTTCGGCTTCCCATGCCAGTGCCGCCTCTTGGCCGTATTCGTCCTTTCTGGCGAAGAAGGCCCCGCTGCGATACGCCGACATGGTTGCCTGATCCACCAGCCGTTGCCGGATCAACTCGCAAGCCGCCCGGCCATAGAGCCAGCCTTCGCCGACAGGTTCACCCCGCGCCATGCGGTCGGCGATGATCTGGTGTTCCGACTTCATCGGCGGCGCAGCCTGTGCATCCGGCCCCGATCTGGATTCCTTGCGGAAGTTGCTGCAAGCCGCACCGAGTTCGTGAACCGTGGGCCAAGCGCGGGTTTTCAGGTTCATGCCGCAGCGTTCCAGCGCCTCGGCCACCCAGCCGTTGTAGCCATCGCCGGGGGCAAAGCGCAGAAGGACTTTCAGCAGGGCGTCCCATTCGGCCTGCATGGCCTTCGGGTTGTTCTTGATCCCTTGCGGCGGGGTTAGGCGTTCGGCCCATTCTTGGAATTGCTTGCCGATCTCGGCTGATCTCAGACTTGTCATTGAATGCCCTCGAATTTGGCGGGATCGAATTGCGGGGTGAAGCGGGGGGCGAGGCGGGCGGTTATCCACGGGATTGGATCAACCGCCCCGGCCCTGCCGCAGTCCATGATTGCCCCGAGGATTTGGCCGTCCTGATCAGGGTGGTCCTTGCGCAACTTGCCGACGAATGTCCGGGCCTGCCTTTCCGGGATGCCAGAGCCGCAAAGAACCTTCACCACTGCATCGAAAACCGCCTTTGCCGGATCGACGGCATCGCCGTCAGAAACGTTAGTTTCTGAATCCTCTTCCCTTCCCTTCCCTTCCCCTTCCCCTTGTGCAAGTCCGTGTCGCGTTGGCGACGCGTCATTGACGCGTGGACCACGCGTCAGTTCCATCGAAGTATCAACAACTTGCTCCGGCGCTGGTATTTCGCTGGGGCTTTCGCGGTTGTTTATGACCTGGTGGCGCGCAAAGCCCGGAACGACGCCATATTCACGCCCACCCGACGCGTACTTGACGACAAAGCCACGCGCGGCCAACGCGTCAAGCACGCGTGAAAAGTCCACATCGTCGTATGGCAGAATGTCCGTTTTCAGCGCCCTCGGACGCCACACAAAGCGGCCCTCCCGGTCACAGCACGTCCAAAGCCCGGCGAAGGCGAGGCGCAACGGAAGCCCGCTTTCCCTTTCAGCATCAAAGAGGGACTCATGCTTGAAGAATTCAGGTTTGACTGTCCGAATCCGGCTCATTTCATTCTCTCTTCCAATTTCCGCACCCGCTCGCGCAATTCGTGGTTCTCGTCGGCCATTTGCAGGATCGCCTTTGCCATGTAATCCAGGTCTGAAACGTTCAGTCGGCCCATGAACACACGGCCTATTAAAGCAGATGCTGGTGTGGAATGGGTTGGGGGTAAGCTGTGCAAAACCCGGCTTTCCACAGGAATTGGCGCATTTCCTGTGGAAAGCTTAGCCGCCGCTCTTTCAATCTCTGCCCGGCGCCATTCCCGCTCTATTTGGCGTTCCTCTGGCGTGTAGTCCCACTCGTCCCCGCTTGCGTCGGGTATCTCCCAAGGGGCTATGGGAATGGTGGGTTTGCGCAGATGTTTCATACCGCCATCTCCCGGATTCGCAGCGCGGCGGCCTTGACGGCCTTCGACACGGCGGCGACGGAAACACCGCAGGCATTGGCGGCAGCGGTTCTGGATGGATACCTCTTGCCGCGATACCAGCACGGCCTGCCGGGGTGGCCGCCGCTCTTGAGGCGAAGCCCCACGGTGTCAATCCGGCCCTCGTCCAGCGCGATTGAAATGGCGGAAGAGGCCACGCCCAAGGCCCGCGCGGCGGCTGCCTGGCTGACGTAGGTAACGCCGCGAATGCAGACTGGATTCGGTGGGATGCTCATGCGATGCCACCCCGCACGGGCAGGATGACGGTCGCCGGGGTGAGGGTGACGACAACCTTGCCGGTCCGCTTGTCTCCCCAGATCACGGGAAGCGTGACGAACGCCTTGTCGTCTATGCCAAGGGCCAGGGCTATGCCATCACGCGCCGCCTTGCACCGGGCGATGAAGTTGTCATCATCCCGGCCACGGTCCTGCATGGGGTGGAATGTGTATTGCACCGTCACGGGGCCGCGCCACGATCCGTAGGCGATCCCCATCTTGGGCATCAGGGCCTTGGTCCAGCCCCATGCGTCGTTCTTGGCCTTCTTGGCCGCTCTGGCGCGGGCGAAATGGTGTGCCCTCCCGTTCGGGGAAAGCGCGGCATCTGGCCAGTCGATTTCAATGGTCAGCATTCGGCCCTCGCGCGAGGATCGCGTGGACGCGTTCGTAAGCCCGCGCAGTGTCCGGCTTCCGGTTGGCCAAGCGCATTGCCCGGCGGGCGAACACCGCGTCACGCGGGTCTGCAGGCATGTGGAAGAAGCGGAGAAGGCGGCGGATCATAGCAGCGACTCCTGAACGGGCGCAGTGCGCGTTTCCGGGATCAGCAGGTCAGGCTGCCGGGCGGCTTCGTCCACGCGACGGCAGGCGATCTCGAAATAGTCCGGGTCCAGTTCGATCCCCGTTCCCTGCCGCCCCATGCGCTGACAGGCGACGAGGGTGGTGCCGCTGCCCATGAATGGGTCGAGGATGGTCTTGGCGTCGGGAAGGAAGCCGAGGCACCATTCCATGAGGGCCAGCGGTTTCTGCGTCGGGTGGCCGTATTCAACTCGGCCAACCGGAAGGTCCATGCGCTTAGATGGCCGGTCCAGATTGGTCCAAGCTTGTTCAAAGTCCGCCATTGTCGGAACGGCGTTGATCTTGCTCCAAATCAGCCAGCAACGCGACGGAGGGAAGGGCAGATAGTTTCCGCCCCAGACGATTGCTGGTGTCGCTCCTATGGCTTCTGGCAGCCAATCAGGCGTTACCAAATCCCACTTGAGGAATCCCGAGTTGTGGTCCTTCGCGCCCCATGTGCCACCCTGCATCCGTTTCCCCAGCCCATAAGGCGGGTCCGTCACTACGGCGTCGAAGCGCCCCAGCCCCGGCATGACCTGCAGGCAATCGCCCAGGATCAGGCGCTGGTTTCCAATGCGTTCCTCGCGTACTATGCCCATGCTGCGAACGCCTTTCGGATGGCCCAGTTGCGGGCGAAACTGGCGCAGAAGAACATCAGCGTGATGCCCGCGCTTTGGGTGGGGGAATAGCCGAGGACCGTCAGGGTGAGGGTCCACGACACGACAAGGCCGATGGCCGCGTTGCAGAAGGCTTCCAGCGCGATCACCGGGCCACCCTTTCCGACTGCTTGAGGAGCGCCTTATACAGCGCAGCCGTGGGTGTCTCGCCTTGGTCCCGCAGTTGGGCGCGGAAGCCGTCCAGTTCGGCGGTGCAGCGCAGCGTGGGCACGGCGCGCAGGAGCTCAGCTTCGCGGGTTTCGGATATGGAGAAAGCCCCAGCGGCGGGGAGGATTTCACCGCTGGGGGAGGTGGCCGCGCCGGGAGAGGAGGAGCGCGGCGGCGTGTTGGGGGTGGGGGTCATTCGGAAGCCCCTTGGATATTTTTGATGTGGGCGATTGCCTCCTCGGGCGTCATGCGCTTGTCTTTCCCCGTCGCGCGCCCCAGAACGGACAGGAAGAACAAGGCGGCACCCGTCCACTCCATCGCGGAACTGCCGAGAAAATGCCCCGGCAGCATGAACAGGAAGCCGGTGCAAACCGTCACCGTGTCAGACCAGATGCTCTGCCAAAGCGTTTCGCGCAGAACGATGACTGTGGGGCCGTCGCTCATTCCCGGCCCTCCTGCTTTGCGAGCCATGACGCGGGCGGGGGCTGGTCATCCCACGGCCTGCGGTTGACGCTGATGACGTGGCCCATCGCCATGAGGCCGATCAGCGCGCAGACGATCAGCGCGGCGAGGCCAAGGGCGACGATGGTGGTGAGGAACAGGTCAGGGGTCATGCGGCACCCCTTCCGCGCGGACCGGCGGCCTTCACCAGCACGTCAATGCGCTTCTGGAACTCGGCGACCTTCTCGCGGTCCTTGTCGAACGCCTTGATCGCGGTGTGCGCTTTGGCCGAAAGCGCGTCTGCGGTTTCCTTCCACACGGCGAGATCAGCCCGCAGGCTCTCAAGCTCCTCGTTCCGCCCATCCGGCCCGAAAAGCTCCTCCCTTATCTCGGCAACCCAGCCGAACATGCAGCCGCCGCCGATGGCTTCTGCCACGGTCACGTCGCTTTCGGTCGCGCGGTAGCGTTCCGCCTCGGTGTCGTAGACGTCGCCCAGAAGTTCGATGATCTGGCGCTTTTGCTCTCGTGTCGGCTGCCGCAGGGGGGTGACATTCTCGGTCACGGGCTTCTCCGCTTTGCGCTTGAGGGTGCAGGCCATGCAGCGAAGGACGCCCTTGATGTTGGTCCATCCGTGCTTGGTCAGTCTGTGGATGATCTGGCCTTCGTTCGGCTGCCAAGAGCCGTCAGAACGGCGCTCGTAGTCGCATGTCTCGTATTGGGCATGGCCGCAGTCGTCGCACTTGGCGATGGCCTTCGGGCTTCCTGTGGTGCGGTCGAGGGCTTCGATCATGCGACCTCCGCCAGCAGATATTTCGCCGCCGTGGGCAGACGGGTGACGGCATAGGCCACGGCCCAACCGCGCGGGGCGTTGCAGCCCTCCATCCAGAGCCGGGCGGTTTTCTCGGTCACGTCGAAAAACGCGGCCACCTCGACGCTGTTGCGGAAGTGGGCTTTCAAGAACCCGTGCCAGCGATCCGGGTAGAGCCGCTGGAAGGCGCGAGGGTCGGCGCGGCGACCGACAAAAATGTCGGACGACTTGTCCAGTGAGGGCGCGGTAATCTTCTCCAACACCTGAGGAGAACGCGCCAATGCAACCGCACCTGAAGCCAGAGACGCCCGTCCCGCCGATAATCCGAGAGCGTGAGCCGTCATGCCCGGCCACCCCGCGAGGCCGGGGGTTTGCATTCGGGGGATGCAAGGGGAATGGGGTGCATTCAGGCGGCTCCGGCTTGGGGCTGGTCAACCCAGTAGGCCGCAGGGACCGCGCCATCAGTGGCGCGCTCAATGGCCACAGCCTTGTCAAGTCCGGGACGGGCGAGGCCGCGACAGAAGCGGGACAGGACCGACTGGTCCACCCCGATCAGGTCGGCAAAGTCGCGGCGACCGATCTTGTTGTCTTCGAGGTGTTTCTGGAGCTTGTTCATGCAGGGCAGTTTGCACAATGTGCAAGAAATGGTCAAGCATGACTTTGCACATGGTGCAGTTGTCGTTCCGTTCGTCCGGTTGCACCATGTGCAACATGAACTTAGCTCGTATCAGGAAGGCGCGCGGACTGTCGCAGTCAGACTTGGCCGACATGATCGGCAAGGACACGGCCACCATTTCCCGTGCAGAGAGCATGAGCAAAACGGCGAAGCTGGAAACCTACCAGCTTTGCGCTGACGCTCTGGACGTCACCCTGTCTGACATTTTCTGCGAAGACATCGCGCCTATCGAGCGGGAGTTGCTGGCAGCTTTTCGGGCGTTTCCAGAGGCGCAGCGCGGCCCGTTTGTGGGGCTGATCGACATGGCAAAAGCCCGCGCTCAAGCATCAGGTCAATCAAGTGGTCAATCTCAACAGGCGTCAGCAAACGAATAGCAGCGGCGAAATCTTCTTCTCTCATCACCACCCCCTTTGAGGCAATTCATGCCTACCAGAACAAGACGTGAACGCATAGCCGCTATGTCTGGTGTCGCCTCGGCGCTTGGGATGCCAGAAGTGGAATACTTACCCAGCGTTAGGTGAGAATCGGCCCATGACCTCCCGCCCCAAATCCCCCCGCGAACGCGCCGCCCGCGCCCTGTGCAACCTGGACGGCCACGCGCCCGACACCACGTTCGAGGGCAAGCCCATGTGGGTGAGTTACCTGCCGCAGGTGGACGCTGTGTTGCGGGTGGCGCTGGGAGATGAGGCTTGGGCCGCGATGGTGGACCAGTCCAGAGGGCGGGATCATGCTTGAAGAGGCGGAGGTTTAAGATGGCGCTCACAGACAAGGACGTGAAGGTGGTTTTCGGGATGGCCGGGCGCGGGGACAAGCACCACGACATTTCGGCATGGTTCGGAGAGAACCCGGCGCGAGTTGCCGAGGTCTTGGCGGGGGATCGCGGGTGGCCTGGTCCGGCCCCCGCAGAGGAACTGCCGCCAAAGGGCTCGCCGGGGCCGAAAGGACGACGGATGCGGGCCTTCGCCGCCAAGGCGCTCAAGGCTATCGAGGACGGGAACACCGCCGAGGCCGCGAAGATACTCAAAGACGGGCTGATGGCCTACGACAAGAACGAGGCGTAGTCGCCATCGCGTTCGAGCGCACGTCGGCAAGGCGGCACCCATGATAGGCGGGGCGCTTCCGCGCTATCGTGCTGCCAGACGAACCAAGCATAGCCGGTGGCGGTGGACGCCTTAGGGTCAACCCTTCCCTTCACCATCGGAACCCGCTCGGCGAACTGGGCGAAGATGGTGGGCGGGCGATCCCGGAAGATCGAGCCATACCGGCCAACGCTTTCCAGAAAGACCGTGCGCGCCAGTATAGCCACCCCGCGCTGTGCGACCATGAGGGCGCGGTCAACGAACTCCTCCGCCAGCTTGAAGGGCGGGTTGGTAATCACCCAGTCGTGGGACTTCGCCTCGTATGGGAAGGTCAGAAAATCCCGCACCGGCGCGAACCCGTAATGGTAGGCGTCATAGGCATCGACCGACCCAAAGAACTCCGCCAAGGGGCGGGCCATGTATCCTCGCCCACAAGCAGGCTCAAGACATCTCGCGCCCCGGATAGCGCTCTCTCCGATGATGTGCTTGACCAGTGCCCGCGTGGCCCAGGGCGGCGTCGGGAAGTCGTCCCGGCTATCCTTCGGTTCGTGGCGTTGCGCCATGACTGCGTGAGAAGTGTTCTGCATCGCGCGCTCCTGCTTCGTGCCCTGACTACCTCAACCCATCGGGCAAAGTAACCCCGCCTTGCGCGGGGCTTTCTGTTGCTGACGGGGTGATTCTACACCTCATGCAAACTGCCCGCAAGAAATTTGCACATTATGCAATTTCCTGATTGACCGTGATTTGCACATTGTGCATAGTCTCCCTACACCACGCCCCACAGGGCAGCAGGGAGAGAGCCATGTTCCGCGACCCGCTTTACAAAGCCCGCGATCTTCGTGACGCCGCCGCACTGATCATCCGCCACTGCAAGACGGACGGCTTCAGCAAGGACGAAGGCTTCGGCCACGCATACCTTCGCAACGAAGCCTTCTACGAGGACGCGGGCGCGATGCTGGTCCGGCGCGGCTTCGGCACGCTGGCCAAGGCCCCCGGCCACTGCTCGTGGGGCGGCCACACCTTCACCCTCCGCGCCGCCTGACCCTCACCCCACAGGGAGACACGCCATGAAACGCAACGCCCACCCTTCCAACTTCTACATTGCCCATGCTTTGTTCGAGGGCGACCGCTTCCGCGCTGGCGGCGAGTGGGGGATGCTGACGGACGGCCCGGCGGATCGCGACGACCTGCGGGTTGCGCTGACCAACCACTTCGACGCCAAGCCCGATCTGGATCAGGTGAAGGTGTGGTTGTTCCAAGACGACGCCGCGCCTCGGGAGGTCACCGAGGACGTGATCGACGCCGATTTCACGGATGATGGCGACGACGAGTTCGACCACTGGATCAGCCGCCGCCCGTTCCATGCCTATTCGGAGGTAGCGGAATGACCGACCTCATCAACCGCACCGAACTCGTCGCGCTGATGGAGCGCATTCTGGCCCGGATCGAGGCTGACCCCGACATCAGCGCGTCCTGTGTCTCCGGCTACCGCTTGGCGCTGGACGAAGTGAAGGCCGCAATTCCCGCCAGACAGGAGCGCGCAGCATGACCGCCGCACCTTGGACGCCGGGGCCTTGGACTTGCCACTTCGGCGACGATGAAATCGCCTGCGACTGCAGATATGTTTTGGCTGAATACGGCGGCATGGGCAGCATCGCTACAATCGATGTCTGCCAGAAGATGGACAGCGACTGGGGTGACGACAACGGCCCGTCTGTTGAAGTTGCCAAGGCCAACGCCCGCCTGATCGCCGCAGCGCCGGACCTGTATGCGGCGCTGGAAATGGCAAAGCTGTGGCTGGACGTTGACGGGCGCTTCGACATGCAGGGCATCAACGCCGCCCTCGCGAAAGCACGGGGGCAAGCATGACCGCGCACGTCCTTTCGTTCCACACCGACGACGCCATCTTCGCCCGCCTGACGGAGCAACAGCGCCTTGCCAACCTCGCCGAGGAGCGGGCCGAGGCCGTCGAGACCGCCCGCTACATCATCGACCACCCCCACGGCTACAGCGACGATCAGCTGCGCACGGCCTGCGGGTTCTACATGACGCACGGCAACGGCGGGGTTCACTACCTCCGCGCCGATCAGCACATCTACGCCATCAACAAGCGCGAATGGCAGGCCAGGAACTGCCCCCGGCCCGAGACTTCGGCTGACGTTGCCCGGCGCTTTGCCCACCGCTGGCCCGAGATCGTCTCGTGGGGCGCGTTCGTCGCCGTGGCGTTGCTTTGGGCTACGGGGTGGCTGGCATGAGCGAAGCCCGGAAGATAGCCAGGTTCCCCAAGTACGAGTTTGGGGCGGACGGTTCCATAATCTCGCATGTTCACAAGCGGTCCAGAACCCTGCGCCCGATCAAGATGGGCGAGTATGTGGGCGTGTCGCTGCTGAACGATCTCGGCGTCATCAAACGCGAATACGTTCACCGGCTGATTTGCGAAGCGTTCCACGGGGCGGCCCCATCGGGGCATCAGTGCCGCCACTTGGACGGCGACAGGCGCAACTCTGCGGCCTCAAATTTGGCTTGGGGAACGCCCTCGGAAAACAACCGGGACAAGGACGTCCACAGTACTTCGCCTAAGGGCGAACGCAACCCGATGGCGAAGCTGACCACCGAACGGGTTGCCGAGATGAAGCGCATGCGCGCCGAAACCGGAGCGCCTTTCCATCAAATCGCGGGCGCTTTTGGTGTGACGGCGATGACCGCGCACCGCGCCATCACCGGCCAATCCTGGAGGGCATGATGACTGCACATGAGAAGATCGCCGTTCAACACAAGAACGTCTATGTCGCTTTGGCACAGGCACAGGCCGAGATGGGGCCGCTCGTCAAGGGCAGCGTCAACCCCGCCTTCAAGAGCAAGTATGCCGACCTCGCAGACCTGACCGCCGCTGTCCGGGAACCGCTTACCCGAAACGGGCTATCGTTCTACCACAGCATGGTCTTGGGCGACCGGGATCTGATGCGCACGTCACTTGTCCATGGCGAGAGCGACACCCGCATTGACTGCGACGTGCCGCTGATCGTGGACCGGAACAATATGCAGGGCATGAAATCCGCCACCACTTACGCCAAGCGGATTGGTCTGGAAAGCGTCACTGGCATTGCCCCGGAAGATGACGATGGCAATGCCGCCGCGAAGTCGCCGCCGGTGATCGACGAGCGGGCCGCATTCGACGCCGAAGTGTCACAGACCATCCGCGCCATTGGCAGGGAAAAGACGCTGGAAAGCCTTGGCGCGATGTGGACCGACCTGAACCGGACCAGCCCCGCGATAGCCAAGGATGGCCGCGTCATCAAGGCCAAGGATGACCGCAAGACCGCCATAGCGCCACCGGCAGACGCCGATCTGGCCGACGAAATCCCGTATTGAGGATCAAGCACATGAACGCCCCCGCAGCAATCGGCCACAACGGCTTTGACCCCATTGACGAAGCCCTCGCCCCCTTCGGCGACGTGATCAGCGAGGCCGAAAACTGGCTGGACGGCCAGAAAGTCGAAACCGAAGCCCAGATGAAAGCCGCCGACGCGCTGCTCAAGGGCATCAAGTCCGCCCGGAAGGCGGTTGACGAAGCCCGCGACCTGTCCACCAAGCCGTTGCATGACGCCTGGAAAACCGAGGTTGCCCGGTGGAAGCCGACGCAGGACGACCTTGACCGGCTGGCGAAGGGCCTCATTGCCCTGCTGGACGACTTCAAGCGCAAGCTGGCCGCAGAGAAGGAAGCGGCCCGCAAGGAAGCGGAACGGCTGGCGTGGGAAGAAACCCGCAAGGCGCAGGAGGCCGCGCGACTGGCCGATGCAGGGAACATCGAAGCGACCCGCGCCGCCGCCGCTCAGATGGAAGCCGCAGAGGAGGCGCAGCGCAAGGCCGCAGAGGCCGCGAAGGACACCGTCAAGGGCATGCGCACCGTCACCCGCTACGAGATCACCGATCACCGGGCGCTGTTGAACTGGATCGCCCGGAACGACCGGGACGCCATCACCGCCTTTGTCGATGAGTACGCCCGCAAAGAACACAAGGTCATCGCCAACGCGGACGGTTTGCGCGTCTGGCAGGAAAAGGAAGCGTTCTGATGAACCGCTTCACCCGCGACATGGAAGCCGCCGCGCTGATCCAGCTGCGCAACGCCGCCGCACAGGACCTGCATGACGACGCCTGCATCGCATTCGCCACCGCTTCGCTTGGCCGGGAGCATGAGGCTCTGGTGCGTCGGGTGTGGACCGCGAATTTCGAAGTGATGGGAGGGGCTGGCTGATGTTCCGCGCGCGCTGGAATGGCGACACCCTCACCCCGACCGGGCACTACGGCCTGTCCGCCGCCCGCGAGGCGATGGAACCAGGTGACGTGGTGATAGTGGAAGTGGATCACCCGCGTTCCGGGAACTCGCACCGGCATCAGTTTGCCGAGATCAACGAAGCGTGGCGGCACCTGCCGGAAGCGGTTCACGACATGCCTTGGGCGGCAAGCCCGGAAACCCTTCGCAAGCATGCCCTCGTGGCGACGGGATATGCCGACAGCTACACCATCGACTGCGGCTCTCGTGCGGCGGCTGAGCGTGTCAGCGGCCCGCTGCGCGCGGCTGAAGCCGGAAAGCACGGCTACGCCATAGCGCAGGTGCGCGGCCCCATCGTGACCGTGTGGGTTCCGCAGAGCCAGTCCCAGAGAGCGATGGGCGGCGCAAGGTTCCAAGAGTCAAAGTCCGCCGTCTTGGCGTGGATAGCGGCACAGATCGGCGTCGATGCCGAAGAACTGCGGAGGGCAGGATGACGCTGTTTCTGTGCATCTGCTGTCTGCTGGGTGCAAGCGACTGTCGGGACGCTGGTATGGCGGGCGTTTGGCTTGCGGCGGCTGTTGGCTTTGCTGCGGTGGGGGTGTTCGGATGATCGACCTTACCACCATCACAACCCCGTTTGGACTTCTGGACGACGAGTCGCAAGCGGCGCTGATGGCGCATGGCGGGCCGTATGAATGCTGGTCCCCGCGTCAAAAGTCTTGGGAAGATGTGGAGGCATCTTTCTACAGCGCGACTGTCTACCGCGTGAAGCCCGCCCCGCCGAAGCCGCGCGAGTGGTGGATCACTGCCGGGAATTGCGTCTGGGATACACTGGACGAGGCAATGGCGGCAAAGGGCGGCGTTCCCGTGCTGGTCCGCGAGGTTCTGCCATGAGCAACCTCGCCGGTTTGCCGAGTTTGGGCTTGAAGGAACCGAAGGCCAAGCCTGATCCGGCCTATCTCGCCCGCGTTCGCGAATTGCCGTGCTGCATCTGCGAAGCGTTCGGCGAACCCCAATCCACGCCGACCGCCGCGCACCACGTCATCATGGGCCGCTTTTCGCAGCGCAAGACGCCCGACCGAATGGCGATCCCGCTTTGCTACGACCACCACCAGGGCGGCAAGGGCATCCATACCCACCCCGCTTGGTGGGCCGAAACTTACGGCTCTGATGCCGACTACATCGCCACAACCCAGGACGCGCTTGGCGTCTGACCCCGACCGGGCGCGCGGGGATGGTCCGCGCCCACAACCCATTCCAACCGTCTGAAAGGACAACAGATGAACCTTGCCGAACTATTCGCCAAAGCCGCCACTGACCGCGATGATGAGCCGAATCTGACCGACGCGCAGACCGTCACGCGATTGCAGGAGATATTCGCCCTGCGCGCCGAAACTGTGACGCTCACACCGGGGCAGGTGATCCTGCACAAGTACCCGTCGATGGCGAACACCAAGGACGCAGAGAAGCCCGCCATTTTCGTCCGGTATCTCGACAAGCCCATCATGGGCATCGAGATGCCCGCGAACTCCGCCGAAAACCAGGGCGACTTCAAGATGGCTCTGACGCAGGACTGCGTCGTCCTCTTCGTCTCTCATGGTCGCGCCGTCGAGTTCCTGCAGGACTCCCGCGACTACAAGCCCCACCCCGACTTTCCCTCATCGCAGCACTGAAAGGAACCCCCATGATCCGCACCACCATCCTCGCCGCCGCCACGGGCATAGCCCTGCTCCTCGCCGCCCCGCTTCACGCCGGTGGACCTGTGATCGAACCCACCGAAACCGCGCCTGTCCGCGAGAAGCGCCCATGCATCATCGGCTGCCTCGCGCTGGCCGTGATCGTGATCGGCGTCGGGGTGCTGATGGGCGGGGACAACTGCAACAGCGGTGAGCCGGATGGGGGGAAGTGCTGATGGCGTGGCCATTCCAGCACACCAGCCGTGAGCCAGGTATGTGGCGCGGGTGGCTCAAGGACGGGCAAGTTCTCGAGTTGCACCGGGGCTGCCACGGATGGGATTTTGGCGCTGGCATCCTTGTCCACAGTGGTGACGACGACCTGGGCCGCAGAATGCTCTGCCTGAAGTTCTGGCGCTTCTCAGCCTACATCCCACTCGGGGTCACGAGCTACGAATGCTCGGTTGGCGACGAACCGCAGTGGTCGATCTTCGGGAGCGATGAACATGGCCTCTGGTTTCGCTGGGGGCAGCGCAGCAAGTGCTATGACTGGCCGGGCAGCACCTTCACCGTGCACTATCAGCAACAGCTCGTGGACGGGTCGTGGGTGAGCGTATTTGACCGCCTTGTCGTGCCATACCGCGAGGCTCACCCGTTCACCTACGTCTTGAAATCTGGCGAAGTTCAGAGGCGCGAAGCCGTCGTTTCCAAGCGGCGGCACATTCTGGGGCGGCGTGTTTTGCATTCGCTAGGCTGGCCCACCCGCATCCGCGAAAGCATCGACGTGGCCTTCAGCGAAGAGGTCGGCGAACGCACCGGATCATGGAAGGGCGGAACCATCGGTTGCGGGTACGACCTGCTGCCAGGAGAGACCATGTCGCAGTCGCTCCGCCGAATGGAGCGTGATCGCAAGTTCACCTAACCCCCTCTCCCAGCCCCATGCGGGCTGGGGGCAACGCAATGGAAGGATGAAGCGGATGGCCCCGAATGATGTGTTGAAAACCGTCTCGCCGAAGGAACGCCTGCGCCTTCTGGCTTTGGAGCGCAAGTTTCGAGTGTCCGGCAACTGGGGGCCGTGGGAAACCTTCGACCTCGCGCCCGGTCAAGGCGGTGATGGGTGGGCCGGGGCTTGTCATCAGGTCCGCCGCAACCGGGTCTTCGCCGTGCTGGTTCGCCTTGACGCCGCTGGGGTGATTCACCTTGCCGTGTCCAGCCTGTCAGGCATCCGCCCCACATGGCCGGAAATGCAGCGGGTCAAGGACGAGATCGCCGGGCCGGACGCCACCGCCATCGAGGTTTATCCGCCGAATGCCGAGGTAGTGGACGAAGCCGATATGTTCCACCTGTGGGTGTTGCGCGGAAAGCTCCCCTTCGGTCTGCACCTGACAGGTCGCCTGCCGGGCCTCCGGTCGCCCGTGAAGGTGTCCGCATGACCCCCCACCCCGCACAGAGGAGAACGGACGCCATGACCGACA